ACCGCGCGCATGTGCGGGCAAGTTTTTCCGATTTCATGGATAAATATGCATGAGCATTTCCCCGTGAGATTAAATTCACATTGTGGCGCGCAAAAGCGGGCAGCAAAAAAAGGCCCAGTCGCGGGGACCGGGCCTTTTGGAGGGAAAAAACTGCTATTTGTTTTTGAGTTCCGCCCGGCGGGCATCGACGATGGCTTTGAATGCGTCAAGGTTGCGGCATCCTTCACAGGTGCACTTCACGCCGATGCAGTTCATGGTGGGATTCCCTTCGCTGGTGTCGCCTACGCCTTTCTTATCGACAGCCCGGCGCCCGGCATGAGTTTTCCATGGGGCCAAAACAAGCAAAGGATTTTGACACCGAATGAATGCTCAGGATCAGCCATTCCGAACGGAACGCCCGGAACGTCCGACGCGGCCCCCGAATATTCCCTGGGCTGGTCCGGAGACGGGTAGTTTCACCCCGCCCCGGTACGAGCAGGATCCCGAATCACCGCAGCTTGACGAGCCTGCCGTGCGTGTCGTCGCGTCGTACGGCGGCGGTGATTCGTCGCAGCCTTTCGAGGTGGCGTTGTCCTGGCGTTTCGTCCCGACCGCCGATGAGCTCAGTCGGGCGTTGCGGGCCCTGTTCGGATAGGTCGATCCGGTAGCCTCGTCGGATGGTGCGTTGGTACGGACTCGACGGTCGCCTGATCAGCATCGATGAGGCGGACGAGCTGCTCGCCGATGGTGCCGCGCGCACTGTCGCCCGGACGATGATCACCACCGGGCGGGGTCGCATCGAGGTGTCGACGGTGTTCCTCGTCCTTGACCAGTCATTCGGCGCCGACGACCCGCCGGTGTTGTGGGAGACGATGGTTTTCGGTGGTCCGCTGGACGATCACGTGCATCGGTATGCGTCGCCGGACGGTGCCCGGCGCGGCCATGCCGAGAGGGTGACGGAATGCCGTGCCGCGTTGGCCGCCGATGGTGTCGCCGTGCTGGCCTCGGAGCACCTGGACGGCCCGGCCGCCGGTACCTCACACGGGTGACAGCGGCAACGTGAGCCGGGCTCGCATCGGCTGCCGGTGACAGGGTGGGTGCCATGATCTGCCGGGATTGCGCCGACGCGACGGACGGCATGCAGTGGTTCCCTTGGGAGCTCACCACCGAGGATGTCGAGTGGTTCATGTCGCTGCACTGCCACCGCCCGAGTTGCACCTGTCAGCACCGGACGTTGCCGCCACGCGACCAGCGGACCGGCCCGACGAACAGGGCGTGATGCGGCGTGCTCACCGTGGGCGGACAATGCGAAGGCTACGGCGGCATGTTCGAAGCGTTGCGCACCCTGATCCCGGTGGCGCACGCCTGGTACGCGGAGACCGACCCGGACGCGTCGGCCGTTCTCGCGCACCACTATCCCGGTGTGAAGAATCTCGGTGACATCACCGCCGTGGACTGGCGCGACGTCGACCCGGTGGACATTCTCACCAGCGGTTTCCCCTGCCAACCCATGTCGAACGCCGGGCCGCGTCTCGGCGCGGCCGACCCCCGGCATCTATGGCCGACGGGGGTGCTTCCCGCGATCGAGATATTGCGGCCGTCGCTGGTGATCCTGGAGAACGTGCGCGGCCTGCTGACGATCGACGACGGCGCCGTGTTCGGCCGGGTCGTCGCCGACCTGGACGCGGCCGGCTACGTGACGTCCTGGGCTGTCGTGGGCGCCTGCCTGGTGGGCGCCTGCCATCACCGGCACCGGGTTTTCCTGGTGGCGACGTCGGCGGACACGGCTGTGACGGTGCCCGACCCGGCGCCGATCGCCGCCCGCCGGGGCCGGACGTGGCAGGCTTTGCAGACGGTGTTGTTCGGTGAGCCGGATCCGGCGCCGAAGTGGCCTGCCGCCGGACTGGTTGCCGGGGGGCGGGTGTGGCCGCTACCCGCCGTCGTCTGCGCGGGGAAGGCGGCGGCGCTGCCGACCCCGATCGCGCGCGATGCGATACGCGGCGCCTGGCGGGGGGATCGTCCGGGGCGGCCGTTGTCGGAGGTGGTGGCCTTGCTGCCGACGGTGCGCGCGTCGGATGTGTTCGGCGCCGGACGCCACGGGGACGGGGGGCTTGACCTGCGCACGGCTGTCGCCCTGCTGCCGTCGTCGCAACGGTTCGGTGGCTACGCTGCCGCAGTGCGCCGTCATGAACTGGCGTATGGGCGGGCGGCACCGGCGCCGACGACCCCGGGGTGCAACGGGCAGCCGCGCCTGTCGGCGCGGTTCGTCGAATGGATGCAGGGTCTGTCGCCGGGGTGGTTGACGGATGTGGTCGGCTTTCAGGCGGCGGTGCGGATGGCGGGCAACGGGGTCAACCCGCGTCAGTGCGCGTACGCCGTCGCGTCGTCGCCGGTGTTCCGGTGCTGGGCACGCAGAAACGCCCCCGGGGCGAACCCCGAGGGCGTGAGTGTTTCTGCCGGTGCTTAGCGTTTGACGGCGCCCGACTGACGTCCCCAGTAGGCGATCTCGCGGCGAGCGTCGGCAACTCCGGAGATTTGGTTACGGCCGTCGCGGACATACCACCCGACACTGCCACGGTTGACCAGGAGGACGGCACCGCCGACCATGCGGCACGGCAGCTTGATCTCAAAGCGGCGCGGGCCGGTGAACATCACGTCGCCGCCGATCTCGCCAACCTCTGCAATCAGTGCCTGGACGGTCTTCGGGAGGGCGGCGGTTTCGGTGCTGGTCATCGGTGGCTCCTCGGTGCGGTTCTCTCGGTTATACCTTGCTAATCGGCATGCGGTCGGCCAGGTGAAGGGTTTCTGACGTCGGTGATTTCGATGTCAAGTCCCCACACCCGGTCGTTGGGGTCGTCGACGGGTTGGCCGATGAATCCGGGTCGGCCATCCAAGAGCAGATCTACCCGAGCGACAACCCGCGCCGTGATCCGTTGCCCGTTCGCCGCGTCGAACGTGACGACGTGGCCGACCTCATAGTGTGTGCTCATTGCTCCGCCGCCGCCCTTTCCTCATTCATGATCCGGATAATGGTGTGGGCGTGTTCGCGGAGCATGGCCAGCTCGTCAAAGAGGCTGGGGCCCGGGCTGTCGATAACGTCCCCAATGTAACCGCATGCCGCGTCTACCGCGTCGGCGTCGTCCTGCTTTCCGTTGGCGCGCAGCGTGCGGGAAAAGTCACTGATCATCTGTTCTAGGCTGCTCATCGGGTTTAGCCTTTCATCGCGTTCCGTGCTGTCCGCCGGGGCACCATCCGTCAAGGTATGGTTTGTCGGGCCATATCTCATCGTGCTTTTCGCGCGGAATCTTATGGGCATGCAGGTAACTCGTCCAACGCCATGCGGTGATTTCGCGTTCGCAGAATCGACACTTGATCTTCGCCGTTCCGGCGCTCATGCCCGCCGCCACTTGCACACGCCGGAAACCTCGATGACGACGGTGTCGGCGGGGATGCGGACGGTGAAGCTGCGCGCCTTCACCAGGATGGTGTGCGCTCCAGTCACCCCGTAGGCGTCCAGGGTGCGCAGGGCACACGGCTTGCTGCCGGGGCGCCCCGTCGTCTTGTAGGTGCCGGGCCGGGCGACAGGCAGATAGGCGGGCAGGAGCTCCATGTCGCGGCCGGCGGGGGTGACGTATACCCCGGACGTCAGGGTGCGGGTGGTGGCCGCCTGGGCGGGTGTAGCGACGGCGAGGCCGCCCAGGGCTGCGGTGGTGGCGATGACGGCGGCGATGCTCTTGCGCATTGCGGTTCCTGTTCTTCGGTGCGGGTCTTGTGTACCGGACTGTTCGGCTAGCTGTCGCGCCCCCGTAGCATTTCGAAACGCTCCAGGGCTCCTTTGCTGGTGAGTAGTTGTTCGGCGTAGATGACGGCCTCGGACTGTGGGATGTTCCGGCCGAGTCGCACGCTCATGGCGTGGGTGAGCCGCCGCAACGCTTCCCGCCCGAGCGGGGTCAGCGAGACGGTGACGAATTCGGTGTTCCGACTCTGCGTCATGTCAGATCCGCGCCCACTGCTGAACCCCGGCCACCACGTCGGCGTCGATGACGATCCCGGCGCCGATGTTCAGGGCCAACGCGTCGGTGAGGCTGGCGAAAGCGCTGAACCCGTAGGCGGCAACGGTGGCGTCGTCCTCGTCGCGGAAGATGATCGTTTTGGCGGTTTCGTCGAGCTCGACGAAAAGGCATTCGCCGGTGGTGGTCTCGACTGCCGTGATGTCGTTCATCGGATCTCGCCTTTCGTGGTGCCGGTCTCTCTGACAACGCCAACAGTACCGGACAGTCCGTGACTCAACCAGTGATCCGCGCCATACGTCAGAACAGGAGAAACGGAAAATGGGTAGACGAGGCCCCGCCCCGAAGCCGACACAGCTACGCCTGTTGCACGGCGACCAGCCGAAGCGGATTAACCACGACGAACCCCCGGCGCCCGCCGGACTGCCGCAATGTCCCGAGGGCGTATCCGACGAGGTACGACAGGTATGGGATTACACCATCGGTAATTTGATCGTGATGGGCATCGCCACCCCCGCCGACCGGGACGCCTTGCACTGCTACTGCGAAGCGGTGGTCGCCCATCGCCGCGCAAGCGCCCTGCTCGTCAAAGGGTCAATTCTGGTACCCGGCACCCTCGGTGTGCAGATGACGAACCCGCTTCTGCGGATTCAGCGCGACGCCGCCCACACGATCAAGACGTTTGCCGGTCAGTTCGGGTTCACCCCGGCGGCCCGTTCCGAAATTCACAAGGGCGAGGCAAGTCATGGCGGCAACGCGACGGAACGTTACCTCAACGCGTAGGCAACCGCCGGTCTGCGGCTACACGTGGGATGATCTCGAATGCGAGGAACGGGGCGAGCACTGGTGTGCACCCCGGGCGGTGAAAGTCATCGGGTTCTTCCGGGACATCCTTGTCCACACGAAAGGCCGTTGGGCGCGTAAGCCGTTCCGCCTGGAGCAATGGCAGGCCGACGACATTGTGAGTCCACTGTTCGGCACCGTCCGGTGGGATGCGGATCTCAAACTGTACGTGCGCCGCTACACCATTGCATTCATTGAGATCTCTCGGAAGAACGGCAAGGCTCTCGACGTCGACACGCCGATCCTCGCCGGGCATGGCTGGACCACGATGGGTGAACTCCTGCCCGGCGACCGGGTGCACGCCGCCGACGGCAGCCTCGTCCGCGTGCAATGGGTGTCGTCGCGGCACACCCGCCCGTCATATCGGGTGAGCTTCGCCGACGGGGCGCAGATCACTGCCGCCGATGATCACAAATGGCTGGTGAACGATCGCCGTGCCGGGTGCGCCCGCGTCGCCACCACGGCCGAGATTGCCGAGACGCTGCACTACGGCGGGCGCGGCGATCGTCGGTACACGGTCGACGTGCCGGACCCTGTGCGGCGCCCGGACGTCTCGTTGCCGATCGACCCCTACGTACTCGGCGCGTGGCTCGGTGACGGCACGGCGAGCCGGGGCGAGATCACCACGCCGGACCCGGAAGTGATCGACGCCTTCACGGCGGCCGGTTACGAACCGACATACGCCTACCGCAACAGTGCCGCCGTAACTCGCGGGTTTCGCGGGCTCATGGTGCCGTTGCGCACCCTGGGCGTGCTCAACAACAAGCACATCCCGGACGCCTACCTGACGGCGTCAGAGGAACAGCGGATGTCGTTGTTGCGCGGCCTGATGGATGCGGACGGTTGCGCGATGATCGGACCGCGCGTCCCGCGTGTCGAATTCTGCACCACTACCCGGGCGCTTGCCGACGGGGTGCTCATCCTGGCTCGGTCGCTGGGCTTCAAGGTGACATCGCGCGAATCCAGGGCAATGCTCAATGGTCGCGATTGCGGTCCCCGCTGGCGGCTGTGTTGGACGGCGTGGCGCGACCGTTCACCGTTCGGGCTGGCGCGCAAGACAAACCGGCTGAACAGTCACCCGGGAAAGGCCACCCGGTCGCGGACGAATGCGATTGTCGCCGTCGAACCGGTAGGCCAGCGTGAGGTGGTCTGCATTGCCGTCGATCACCCCTCGCATGTATTTCTCGCCGGACAGTCGTTTACGCCGACACACAACTCGGAGCTCCTCGCCGGAATCGCGCTCTATCTTCTCGTCGCCGACGACGAGGAAGGCGCGGAAATATACGGCTGCGCGCTCGACCGTGACCAGGCCGGCAAGGTGTTCCTTGTCGCCGAACGCATGGTGTTGCTGTCGGCTGTGCTGCGCAAACGGTTGAAGATCTACAAGCAGGCGAAGCGGATCATCGATGAACATACCGGCTCGTTCTATGAGATCGTGCCCGCCGACCATGAGGGCAATCTGGGCCATGATCCGCACGGCATCGTGTTCGACGAGTTGGAAGTGCAGAAAGACGACTCGTTGTGGACGGCCATGCGCACCGCCATGGGGTCCCGCACACAGCCGCTGATGGTGGCCGCCGGGACGGCAGGGGACGCCGGGCACAACTTCGGCGCCGACCAGCACGCCGAAGCGGAACGCGTCGCCGAAGATCCCGAGCGGGCGCCGCATACCTTCACCTACCTGCGGAATACGCCGAAAGACGCCGACCCGTGGGATGAGGCCAACTGGTATCACGCGAACCCGGCCCTCGGCTCATTCCTGTCGTTGCAGGCCCTGCGCGAAGAGGCGGTAGAAGCCCGCAACGACCCGGCGAAGGAGCACAGTTTCCGCCAGTACCGGCTGAACCAGTGGCAGACCGGCGCGCACCGGTGGATGCCGATGCACCTATGGCAGGCGTCATGCGGGAACATGTGGCTCAACCCTGTCGACGGCCGGCGCGAACTGGCCGGGCGGGTTGCTTACGGCGGGCTGGACCTGGCCGCGAAATTCGACCTCACCGCGTGGTGCCTGATCCTGCCCGGTGACGACGATGAGAGTCCGGTGGATGTGTTGTGGCGCTTCTGGCTCCCCGAGAATGGTGTCGTAAAGCTCGACAGGTATCACGATGGCCTATTCTCCCGTTGGGCCCAACAAGGTTGGATCACGGTCACCGATGGCGATGTTGTGGACTACGATCGCGTCACCGACGATATCGCTGACGATGGTGACCATTTCGTCGTCGCCGCTGTCGACGCGGATGAATGGTCGATGTGGCCGGTCATTAACCGGATAGCGTTGGGCTGCGGACTTGACAGCCGGTCCGGGGCGGTCACCGCCTACCGCAACACATTCGACCGGATGAGCCCAGGCCTGGACGACGTGATGGCATTGGTGCGCAGCGAACGATTCCACCACCACGGCAACCCAGTGGCGAGATTCTGTTTCGACGCCTGCCAGGTGAAGGCGGCGCCGTTCGACGCGAACCTTCACCGCCCGGACAAACCGGACCGGTCGGCAGCGCGGGAACGCATCGACGCGGTAGCGACAGCGGCCATGGCGGCGAATGCGTGGCGCGCCGCCCTCGACAACGGCAAGCTCACGTCCGCCTATGAAGACCACGGGCTGGTGATCGCATGAAAGGCGGAACGTTCCATGGGCTGGCGACGATGGCCATATTGCAAGCAGGTCCTGGTGAACACCGACGGCGGGCGCGCGTTCGACGGCATCCTGTATGCCCGGCGCGGGCCGCTGCTCATCTTGCGTCAGGCGAAGCTCATTGAACCGGGCCGTGAACCGGTGGCCTTGGATGGTGAGGTGCTGATTGAGCGTCCCCGGGTGACGTTCATTCAGGTGCAGACGTAAGCGGGAGATCGGATCGGCGGGGAGCGGGTGAACCATGACGTTTGTCATCACGGCCGGGCAGATCACCGCCGTTCAGGGTACCGACCAGTCGTCACTGTGGCGGGGGTGGAATCCCGCACAGGCGGTGTCGCTGACACCGACACTCACCATGACCTATCAGCAAATCTGGCGGGCGCAACCACAATTGCGTACCGTCGTCGGGTTTTTGGCCCGTAACGTCGCCCAGCTCGGTATCGATGTGTATCGCCGAGTGTCGGACACCGACCGGGTCAAGGTCCGCGATCATCCGGTGGCGCGATTGCTGGAACGACCCTACCCGGAATCCAAGCTGACGAAATACGGGCTGCTGAACGGCATCATGCACGACGTGTGCATTTTCGACAACGCCTTCATTTTGAAGATGCTCGTCGGTGACCGGCTGGCATTGCGACCCATCTCACCGACATGTATCGCCCCGCAAGGTTCGACGTGGGTGGATGCCGAGAAGTACGAGATTCGCGGCCCGAACGGGCGGCGCACCGTCGACGCCAATCAGGTGATACACCTGCATGGTTACAACCCGGACGACATGCGGCAGGGCGCGTCGCCGATCGAAACGCTGCGGCAGATCCTCGCCGAAGAGTACGCGGCGACCCAGTATCGGGAACAGTTGTGGAGAAACGGCGCCCGGGTCGCCGGGTATCTGAAACGGCCGGCGGACGCGCCGAGATGGCAGCCGGAGAATAGGGACCGCTTCCTCGCCGGTTGGCAGGCGCAGTACACCGGTGACGGCCCACAGTCCGGCGGGACGCCGATTCTTGAAGACGGCATGACTTTCGACGCGCACGGGGTGTCACCGAAAGACGCCCAATATGTGGAGTCTCGCCGCCTCACCCGTGAGGAAGTGGCTGTCGCCTATTACGTTTCCCCCGCCATGGTCGGGATGACCGAGGCCACGAATTTCTCGTCGATGCGGGAGCTGCATTCGATGCTGTATCAGGACACCCTCGGGCCCTATCTGCAATGGATCGCGCAGGACCTCGAAAACCAGCTTTTGGAAGATGTCGACCCGTCCGCGATCGACGGTTCCATTTATATCGAGTTCAACATGGGCGAGAAACTGCGCGGCTCTTTCGAAGAGCAAACCCGCAGCATTCAATCGGCGGTGGGCGCCCCGTGGATGACCCGCAACGAAGGCAGGGCCATGCTGAACCTGTCCGAAGTCGACGGCGCCGACGAGCTGGTCGTCCCGCTGAATGTCATCGCCGGCGGCCTGGCGTCACCGAACGACACCGCCCCGGACAACCCCAGCGATCAGGGCAACCCGAAAGCACAGGCCCTGCTACGGCGGCTGTACAAGCGGCAGGAGCGGGCCGTGCTGTCCAGGCTGGGCGCCGGGCAGGAGCGCCCGTTCGAACAGGACCGGTGGAATGCGGAACTGTCGACGGACCTGCAAGCCGCTGCCCTGCTCGACAAGGCCGGCGCCGACGAATGGGCGGCGCGCATCAATGAGAGAACCGCCGGGCGTCTGGCTCCGGCCCTGCTCGACGCGGATCCGTTGACTGCCGTCGTCCGCGTGTTCGACGAACTATCGGGGAGTGCATCGTGAAACTGAAAAGCGCGCCAGTCCAGTTCAAGTCTGACGGTGCCGCCCTCACCGATGGCGGCGAGTTTGAGGCCATCGTCAGTGTGTTCGACAACGCCGATTCGTGGGGTGACGTCGTGCGCTCCGGCGCTTTCGAACAGACGATCGCCGAATGGAAAGCCTCGCCGAATACGTTGCCGGTGTTGTGGTCGCACCGCATGGACGATCCGAGTTTCAACATCGGCGAAATTCTTGACATCGCCGAGTTGGCTGCGGGCGCCGACGCGATCCCCGAATGGGTGGATCCGTTTGTGAAAGAACACGGTGGCCTGTGGGTGCGGGGGCGTGTCGACACTGGCGACGACGCGTCCCCGATCGCTAAACACGCCCTGCGGCTGATGAAAGCCCGCCGGGTTACCCAGTTCTCATACGCCTACGACGAGCTCGAAGCGGGCTGGGCGAAGGCTGCCGGTGATTCGGCGTGGGAGATTCGCAAGGTTAAATTGTATGAGATTTCCCCGACGCAGGTCGGCGCGAACGAGTTGACTGAACTGCTGGCGGCGAAGGCGGCCGATCCGAAACTCGGCCGGCTGCTGTCGGCGAAGAGTGAACAGAAGCTTCGGCGGGCTGCTGGCCTGCTGGCCGAGATCCTGGGCGATCCCGGCGACAGCGACAACGACGGTGAGAAAGCTAAAGGCGAGGACCCCCCCGGGGTTAAGCCGAGCGGCCCATCTCTGGAGTCGGGTCGCACCCTCAACGATATCGAGCACATGATCGCTGAGGTTCCGACTGAAACGACATCCATCAAGGGGTAGATCGCGATGCGCGAAAGTACAAGGAAACTGATCCTGGCCGAACTGGAAAAGGCGCGGGTCATCGCCGCGAAAGCCAACGGCGAGGATCGCGACCTGACCACCGAGGAACGCGGCCAGGTAATGGCGTTCACCGAGAAGGCGAACGAACTGAAAAAGCAGTCCGACGAGGCTGCCGCCGCGTTGAAGAGCCTCGGTGATCTGGGTGGCGGTATCGAGATCGCACCGGACGACGACGGCGACAAGGCCGCACCGTCGCAGTACCACCGTGTGACGCGGGGGAAGAGCGTCGGTCAGGCATTCGTCGACAGTGCCGAATACAAGGCCATGCTGAAAAGCGTGCCCGATGGACGGTTCGGTGAGCAGACCCGGGTGCAGTCGGCGCCGTTCGGGGTGAAAAGCCTGCTCACCGGCGTCGACGACAGTGGCGCGGGTTCGCTGCTGTCGCCGCAATCGCTGGGTCTGATCCCCGCCGAGGATCCGTTTCTGTCGCGGCCGTTGACGATCCGGTCACTGTTCACGGCGGGCACCACCACCACGGACACGGTGGATTATGTGCGGATCCTCGGGCAGACGAACAATGCGGCACCGGTCGCCGAGGCAACATCGGCGGGCAAGATCGGTGACGGTACCGGCGGGACGGTAACAGCGGTGGCTGGCGGTCTCAAGCCAGAATCGGGCTTCACGACGGAGAAGCAAACCACGAATGTCAAAACCATTGCCTCGTGGATGCCGGCCACAAAACGCGCCCTGTCGGACGCCGCGCAAGTGCGCACACTCATCGACAGCTTTCTACGCACCGGGCTTGAGGAAGAATTCGAAGACCAATTGATCGGCGGTGATGGATCTGGGGAGAACTTCCTGGGCTTGAACAACACATCGGGGGTGCAGACTCAGGCGGCACCCGCCGGGGGTGAGGATAATTTCACTGTCACCCGCCGGGCCCGCCGTAAGGTGAAGATCGGCGGTCGGGCCATTCCCACCGCATACGCGATGAACCCCATCGATTGGGAAAACATCGAGCTTGCGCGAAACGTGGATGGGAACTTCTACGGCGGCGGCCCGTTCGCCACCACCCCGAACACACTATGGGGTCTGCCGGTGGTCGAGTCCGAAGCGGTGCCGGTGAAGACGGCATGGTGCGCCGCCTGGCGCATGGGCGTTATTTGGGACCGCGAACAAGCCAGCGTTCAGGCATCGGACAACGTGAATGATTATTTCATTCGAAATTTGGTGGCCATCTTGGCCGAGATGCGGGCCGCGTTCGGCATCCTGCGGCCGGCGGCATTCTGCAAGATCACGCTTGCGTGATTCGGGGGTCAAGGGGGATAGGGCGCCACCGTTTGTCGGGGCGGTGGCGCCCGCACCCCGGGAAGGGAGAACGGCCGTGACCAAACTGAGCGTGTACGAAATCGACGACAGTGGTACCACAGTGCAACTCACCGAACAGGATGCGAAGAAATTCCCCGGCGCCCGCAAAGTCGGCACCGGCGGCGACGACGAACAACCGGCGAAGACACCACCGAGGCACGACCCGCCCCGCAACCGCGCGCGGCGATAAGCGGAGGGCCCGCCATGGCCGACAATGTCACCCTGAACAACATGTCCGGCGGTGCTGTCATCGCCGCCGACGACATCGCCGGAATCATGCACCAGCGTGTCATTGTGCACCCGGCGGCGACAGCCGGCGCGGCATCCATCACCGGCACCGCTGCCTCACCCGTCCAGCTACCGGCTGTCGCGGGGACGCTCGGAGTCACCGTCAAAGCCCGGCGGGCCAACACCGGCAGTGTCTACGTCGGCGGCGCCGGGGTGAACCCTGCCGACGGTTTCGAACTGGCGCCCGGGGAGTCGATCAGCGCCGACCTGGCCGACCCGTCCGCGTTGTGGCTGGCCGTCGACGTCGACGGCGACGGCGTGGACTGTTTGTGGGTGAGCGCATGAGAACCACCGCGAGTCCCCCGAGGGGGCTGCCAGGCCTGGCCGGGCCGCCCGGCGGCGCCTACATATCGGCGATGTGGCAATACCAGTTGGCGATGGCGGCGCCACCCGCAGCCGGGGCCCTGCGCACGAACGCCGCCAACGACACGGCCTATTTGAGCAAGCAGGACGACGGCGGCCTTGACCGCACGAACGCGCTGCTGTCGCTGGCCGCCGGTGACGTCCTGTGGGTGAACCCGGCCACCGGCACCGGTCGCGCTGTCGTCACCGTCGCCGGCCCTGTCATCGACCGGGGCGCCTACGTCGAGTTCCCCTACACGCTGACATCGGGTGTCCTGAACTCGGCGAAGGCAACAAAGGTGGAACTGACATTGGTCCACCCGCCCGCCGCCGGACCGAAAGGTGACCCGGGCCCGAAGGGCGACAAGGGCGACCCCGGCGCGGCCGGAGCCCAGGGCCCAGCGGGAGCGCCGGGTGCCAAGGGCGCCGACTCCACCGTTGCCGGTCCGCCCGGCGCCCAGGGCCCCCCTGGACCCGCCGGAACTACCGGCCCGGCCGGTGCCGACTCGACAGTGCCCGGCCCGGCCGGTGCGAAAGGCGACCCGGGCGCCACCGGGCCGCAAGGTCCCGCCGGGCCGAAAGGCGACCCCGGGGCGGCCGGACCGACAGGCCCTGCGGGAGCCGACGGGGCACCCGGCAGTGTCGGCCCTGCCGGACCGCAAGGCCCCGCAGGACCACAAGGCCCCGCAGGTTCGGGCGGGGCTGCCGCCACCCGCACCACCGCCACCGCCACCATTGCCGGGCTCCCGGCGGGCGCGCAGGGCCGCACCACGATCGCCCTCGCCCCGTCCTACCTGTTGCTGTCGGTGGCCACCACAGCACCGGCGCGGGTGCGGCTGTATCCCACCGACGCGGCCGGGCTGTCGGACCTGACACGGCCCGTCACCCAGGACCCCGCCGCCACCTGCCCGATCGCCCTGGAATACGTCACCGGGGCGGGCGGGGCAGCGGCATCGCTGGCGCCCGCCGTCACCGGGGGTCAGACAGGCGCAACCGCGTATCTCACCGTCGCCAACCTGGACACCGTCACGCGCAGCCTGACCGTGACATTCACCTATCTGCCATTGGAGGCGTGACATGTCGCGCGGGTACGGGACATACACGCCCGGCTACGGAAATCTTGCCGCATACAAGGCTTACTATTCGGCGATTGCCGCCGCGATTGCGTCGGCTCTCGGGCCGCGCACCGCCGACACCGGACAAGTGGACTGGGCGACGGTGGCCACCGAATCCGCCGGGGTCACCCGCGACTATGAGATCTACCCGTTCGGTGGCGCCATCCAATCCACCGCGCCACTGTTCATCCGGTTCGACTACAAGGGTGGAAACACCGCCGGAACCCACGGCGTGTTCGTCACCACCGGCACCGGCACCGACGGGGCAGGCAACCTCACCGGGGTGACAAGCCCGGCGACGGTGCCCGGCACGATGTCCGGTGTTCCCGCCGGTACCCGCGCGGTGTACGCGGCTAGCGACCGCGACTCGTATTTCACCCTTGTCTACGATGCCGACGTTATCGGCTCCAGCAACACCGGGACGCTGGCAGTGGCCGCTGTCGTCGTCGAACGCACCCGAAGCCTGGCCGGTGACGCCAACGGCGACGGGTGGGTGGTGCATTCGTGGAAACAGAGCACCACCACAGCGGCCCTCTATAACGGGGCATGGTCGCGGACGTTCGCCGGACCGAGCCAGCCGTCGGCGGTCGACTTCAACATTCCGTTCATGCTGCCGAACGCCGCCACCCTCAATACCGCATTCGTGTCGGACACCGCCTACGCTTTTCCTACCTACCCGTACGCGGGTAACAAGATCGGCGGGGCGTCGAAAGCATTCCTGTTCGGGCTCGGCACCGACTTCCCCCGGCTCAGCGAAACGTCCATCTCCCACTACGGGGCACAGATGGCGTTCCTGCCGTGGGGTGACGTTTATGGGCACCCGATACCGACGTTGACGGCGGTCAGTAGCTGGGCCCCGAAGTCCATGATGCCAATCCTGCGGTGGGAGTGAACCGATGGCCACCACTGTGTATGTCGTGAATCCGCACCGGCCGGCAGCCCCCGTATATGAGAAGCGCACCTGGTTCGTCGCCGGTCAACCCGTCGCGCCCGCCCGGCCGCTACTGGGCCTGCTATGGCCGCGACGGCGCACCACATAGCGGAAAGAAGGCGATGAACGATGCTGCTGCTTTTCGTCGCCGAGAAACTCCCGCCGGTCGTCCGACGGCCCGGCGGCGGCCTGCTCGTCCAACGCCCGGACGCCGCCACCGCCGCACGCCCGGACGCCGACATTGCACAACGGCCGGGCGACAACACGACGGGGGCGCCACCATGAGCGAACCGCTGATCACCACGACAGATCTCGCCGCATATCTGCAACGCGACCTCGACCAGTATTCGGCGGACCTGGCCGTGCGGGGCGCGTCCGGCCTGGTCCGCACCTACTGCGGGTGGGGGATCTCGCGGGCGGTGGAAACGCTGACGGTGGACGCGAACGGCGGCATCTCGGTGAACCTGCCGACGTTGAAACTGAATGATGTCACCGCCGTCCGGGTTGACGGCGAACTGCTCGACCCCGACGACTACATGTGGGGTGGCAACGGGGTGCTGGTGGCCCGGCACCGGTGGCCGGGCAGGCTGCGGGCCGTTGAGGCGGACGTGGATCACGGATACGACCCGACGCCGGATGAGGTTCGGATCGTCGTGTCCGTCATGGCCGGGCGGGTCTACGCCAACCCGGAAGGCCTGATCCAGAGGTCGAGTGGTGACAGCAGCAAATCGTTCACCAGCGGCGTGTTGACCGATCTGGAAATGCGGCTGATATCCGCGTACCGGCTGACCTGACATTCGGGGGGTCGCGTTGTGGGGAAGTTCAAAGAGCTCCGGGACATGCTCCAATCGGACCTGTCCGTCGTCGGTGTTCCCGTCATGCAGGGTTGGCTGATCCACGCGGAACCACCATGCGTTCTGCTATCGCCGCCCATCGGGGGCGCCTACGTGTCCGAGGCAAAAGAGTTCGGCGCTGTCACGCTCAACATCGATGTGGTGGTTCTGGTGCTCGCTACCCCGCGCGACCGGGCCCGAGACGCCCTCGACGACCTCTTAGAGGCGGTCCTGCGTAACAGCATGGATTGGGCGCTGCAAAATGTCGACCCACCGGGGACGGCGGCGCTGCCGGACAGCACCATCGAATTTTACGGAACTGTCGTGCACTTGGGGAAATCGGTTCAGCTCTGATCGGGGGAAAAGACCATGGCCGCTATCGGCACCCGCAAGTTGAAGTTCACTGTAGGTACACCGCCTGTCGAATACACCATGGATGTTTCCCGGGTAGAAGTGACATCCGGTGAGACGGACTCCGATTTCGTGTCGTTCGCCGACGCGGCAGCCGGGGGCGGACGGGACTATGCCCTGGAGTTCACCGCCGTCCAGGACGCCACCACCGGATCGTTGTGGGACGAGGTGTGGTCGCATGCCGGTGACGAGGTCGCCGTGACCATGATGCCGTACGGCAATGCTGTCGCGACGGCCGCCGAACCGCATTTCGACATGAACGCCATCATCTCCGAGCCGGACGGCACCATTCTGGGCGGCGAGGCGGACGCGTCGGCAACCGCGAAAATGACATTCGAATGCGAGTGGAAACTCACCGCCAAACCGGACCGTGTCGTCTCCTAAGAGCGCGCCATGACCATCAAGGTGGAAGGCATCCCGCAACTGAACCGGGACCTGAAAAAGCTCGGCGTTGACATGGAAGATCTCAAAGACGCCATGGGCCGGCTCGCCGACATGGGCGCGAAGTCGGCCGCCGGGTTCGCGCCGAAACGTTCGGGCGCCCTCGCCGCATCCATCCGGGGTAACCGCGCCAAGTCGAAAGCGGTTGTCGCCGCCGGGCGGGGGCGCACCACCGGATACGCGGGCGTCATCAACTACGGCAGCCCCCGGCGCGGTATCGCCGCACAGCCGTTCATGCAAAGAGCCGACGCGGCCATATCACCGAAGATCATACCGATACTGACGGCTGACATTGATCGGCTGATCAGGGCAAGGGGTTTGCAGTGACCACGAAATACCCGCCGCGTTCCGAGCTGACGCAAGAAGAGGCGATCGAGTCCATCACCCGGGGTGAGCTGCGTCAGGTCAAGGAGCGGTTCGGGGTGTCCCTGGTCCAGGACTTCTCGGACCAGGCGAAATTAGAGGCGTGTCTGTGGGCGTTGGTGTGGCTTTTCGAACACCGGGCGAACCCGGAATTCACCGAAAGTATGCTGGACGGTATGGCCCTCGGCACTGTCATGAACTACTTCACCCCTAAGGCATTCGAGGGCGACGAGACAGCGGCGGGAAAAGAGCCCGGCTCGACGCCGAGCAACTCGCCGAATGGTGCATCGTCACCGGCTTCGGTCCCGACGTCTACGACGGTTTGACGCTCGGGGAAGCCGACGCGTTCTACCGCGCCGCATTGCGGGTCAAAGGGCTCAAAGTCAGGTGAGGGCGGGGGATTGCTGTCATGGCCGGACCTATCAAAATTTCCATCCTCGCCAACGCCCAGCCCGCCGTTGCCGGGATGCATCAGGTGGAGGAGTCCGCCCGGGGCATGGGCAGCAAGCTCGGCGGGATCGGTAGCAGCATCAAAGGCGTGTTCGCGGGGCTCGGTGCCGCCTTCGCCGTCGACAAGATCGCCGAAGGCTTCAAGACGGTGGTGGACGAGGCCGCGTCACTGTCCGCCGCGATCGGCACCACCAAGTCGATTTTTGGTTCGTCGGCCAACGACATGATCGCGTGGGGCAAGACGGCATCGACGACACTAGGCCTGTCACAGTCCGAGGCTTTGAACGCAACGAAAGTCTTCGGCGGGTTCTTCACCGGCGTCGGGATGGGCACCAAGGAAGCCGCCGGGATGTCCAAAAACTGGACAACGATGGCGGCCAATATGGCGGCGTTCGGTGACATCCCGGTGGCCGAATCCCTCGACGCGGTCAAGAGTGCATTGATCGGTGAATACGATCCGATCCAGAAACTGATCCCCACGATCTCGGCAGCCTCGTTACAACAGAAGGCGATGGAACTGTCCGGAAAGAAGAACGCGAAAGCGCTCACCGACCAGGACAAAGCCGCCGCCCTGAACGCAATCATGATGGATTCCATGGCCAACAAGGTTGGCGCGGCCGAACGCAAACAGGGCGGCTACGCCGTCCAGATGGACAAGCTGAAAGCCCAGATGAAGAATGCGGCCGGGGCGATCGGTAGCGTGTTCCTCCCCGCGCTGACCGGGGCTATGTCGTTCATCAACGACACCGCGTTCCCGGCGGTGAAGAAGTTCGGTGATTTCATCGGCCCTAAGCTCAAAAGCGCGTTCGGCGGGTTCCAGCCACCGAAAGCTTTGCAGGATTCCATCGAAAGCATAAAAGCGCTCGGGCGATCAAAGGAAGCAACGTCGATCGTCGACAACATCAAGGAGGGTGTCGCCGGTTTCCCGTCACTGTTCGCGAGGGCGTCAACGGTCATCGGACCGATTTTCGGCCAGATTGGTGACACGGCGCGGAACCTGTTCGTGAAGGCGTTGCCGCAGATCAAGGCCACCATCGGCACGATATCGAGTATTGTCAGTTCGGCCCTTGAATTGATCCGCACCGTATTCGGCTACACCGTCAATATCATTCAATTTGTGTGGCAGAATTTCGGCGCGAATATCCTGTCTTATATATCGACTGCATTCTCGTCTGTCGTGAATGTGATCCAAGGTGCGCTTAACGTCGTCAAGGGTGTCTTTGATGTCGTGATCGGATTGCTGACCGGCGATTGGGCGCAAGCATGGGCCGGGGTGAAAGGAATCGTATCCGGTGCATGGCAGGCCATCCTCGGTATCTTCAATTTGGCGAAAGCGGGCATAGGGCTAATCCTGTCTGCCATTGGAAAGGTGCTTACGGGCGCCTGGGTTGCTATAAAGATTGCCGCCGCGTTCTATTGGAATGCGCTGAAAGACGCCGTATTGGCGGTGTGGAATGCGCTGAAATCTGCCATCGGTTCCGCCGTTTCTGCATTGGGTTCGCTGGTGGCGTCCGGATGGAATGCCGTGAAATCCGCGACAATAGCCGCGTGGAATTCCGTGAAATCGGCAACGATTGCTGCCTGGAATGCCGTGAAGGAATTCATCGCGTCTTCGGTGCGCGGCTGGAAGATCATCATCACGTCGGCAGCGTCCGCCGTGATGGGCGCGATCACCAGCATATGGAACTCGGTCAAGTCGGCGACATCGACAGCATGGAACGCCGTCAAGACCGCCGTCATTACCGGCGTGACCAATGTCGTCGGCGCCGTCCGCGCCATGCCCGGCAAGATCAAGAGCGCGATCTCGAATGCCGCGACCTGGCTGGTGTCCGTCGGTCGCGACATCGTGCAAGGCATGATTAACGGTGTCGGCCAAATGGTCGGCGCCCTGGTCGACAAAGTCAAAGGGCTCGCCGGGTCTGCCATCAAAGCCGCCACCGGTGTGCTGGACAGTAACTCGCCGTCGAAGGTGTTCATGCAGATCGGACGGGACATCGTCGCCGGGCTTAATGTCGGCATCGACACCAGCAAAGACTCGCTGATCAAGACCACCAAGGATCTCGCCGATTCGGTGATCAAAGCGTTTCCGACGTCGATCAAGAAGACGTTCGCGAAAGGCACCAAACTGTCCGCCATCGAAGCGTGGAAGAAAAACGAGATCGCGGCCGGTAAGACGCGCGGCAAGAAACGGAACGCCCTGCTTGACAAGATCGCGGCCGAGAACACCAAACTGCAAGAGCTCGCCGCACGCCGTGACACGGTGGCCGAGAAGCTGAAAGCGGCTACCGACGACATCGCCCAGATGCAGGAGCAACGGGCCAACGTTGTCACGTCGGTGGCCGGCGCGATCACCAGCTCTTTCAAGCTGGTCGCCGACGCGGGCGACCGGGGCGTCTCCACCATTGACGGCATGTTGGAGCGGGCCCGGGCTGCCCTGGAGCAGGCGCCCGAGTTCGCCGAGCTCATGCAGAAGCTTGCCGCCCGGGGTGCCATCACCCCGGAAGTGCTCAAGCAGCTTGCCGAGGCCGGGCCCGCTGCCGGACTGGAAACGGCCCGGGCTCTCGCCCAGGCGTCCAGCGCCGAACTGGCCGAGATGAACAAGGCCTATGCGGCGTCGGCCGTCACGATCGACAACATCCTCACGCGTTCCCGGGATGCGCTGGCGCAAGCCCAGCAGTTCTCGACCGGGTTGAAGGATCTGGCCGGGCGGGGGCTGTCGCCGCAGCTACTCCAGGAGCTGGCGACGGCCGGGCCGCAGGCGGGCATGGAGACGATGAAGGCTCTTACGGCCGCGTCAGCCGACCAGCTAGCCGAGCTGAACAAGAACTATGCGGACATCGCCGCCACCGGGCAGGCGGCCGGTGAAGTCGTTGCCGGGCACATGTACGACACCGGCATCGCCATGGCGCAGAAGGCCGCCGAAGGGTTCGCGTCACAACAGGCCTACCTGGAGGCGTCGATCCTGCAAATGCTCGACAGTCTCACCAAGAAGATCAATGTCGCGGTGGGCAATGTGGCGCCGAAGATCCAGCCGGTGGAGGTCAAAGGTTCGCTGACCTCGGCGAAGAAGAAAGTCAAGGTGGGCAAGGCGTACAAGGAGATCGACACCGGGGCAACCGGCGGGGCGGTCACCGTCACCATTAATACGGGTGCGATCGTCGACAAGCGGGGCATGGTCGACACGATCTCCACCGCGTTCAACGAGGTTTCCGGTCAGCTCGGGCGTCCGATATCGATGAATGTGGCGTGATCGCATGTACGATCCGAAGCTGCTGAAATTCCGCCGGGTGGTGCCCGGCTCGCTGATCGGCATCTCGCTGGTCGTCGGGAAATCCCTGCTCGGTGAAGACTGGTCCGAACTCACCGACGCGGGGAACCTGTCATCGGTGGAGCTCACCGACGGTTACGACGTCGGCTCCAACGGGGAACTATCCATCGACCCGCTGACCGGCACGGCCGAGTTCGCCGAACGGTTCCACCCCGGGCCGGCGGACACCGTCCAGGCGTGGGCACAGCAGCACGAAATGTACACCGACACCGGGTGGGAACTGCGCTACAACGATTCGATCGTCGCGCAGGGCAAAGTGATCCGGGTAGAGACGGGCATCGCCGCCGACGCGGCCTACTGGGTGAAGAAGACGAAATACATCCTCAGCGGCGCCGCAGCCCGATGGCTGGACGTCACAACCACCTGGACTAGCACCCTGCCCGCAGAGGGCGCCCTGACGCGCCTACGGCGGTTCTTCACCGTCGACACGTCACAGTGTCGCAGCAGCATCGTCACCTACCTGGACTCGGTGGCCGCGCCCTCCGAGGCGCCCGGCAGCTCCACCCTGCTCGACCTGGCCCGCGACTTCACCGCACTGACAAAGGTCCCCGTCCGCACGGCGAACACGAACACGAGGACAGTGGCCTTGACCGTCGTCCCTGTCGTCACGTTTCAGGGCTCGCCACCGCCGCCGCTGATCCTGCCATCGGCGGCCACCTGGACCGGTGAGGCGGGCCTGTTGTCGGATGTCGCGAAACCGGCATTCAGCCTCCCCCCGGAAAAGGTGCAATCGGTGGAAGTGGTGAAGGATTTTGACACGTTCATCGCCGGGATCGGCAAGGAGGCCCTGGAAACCGGCCACCTCGGGGTGGATTTCAAGCTGAGCCAGTCCAGGCTCGCCCGCAGCCCGAACGCGACAGCGCCGGACGTCGGCGTGCGGGCGCCCGCCGCCATCGATTTTTTCGGTGTCGTGCGGGTCGTGTCACAGATAACGCATTCATTCAGCGCAGGGCACTACCGGTGCGCCCTGAATCTTGTTCCACCGACGGTGGTGAGCTAGTCATGGCCAACGCGTTGCGCAAGTTCAGCGACGGTGACGTGTTCTACTCCGAAGATTTGGACAGCCTGTTCGCGTGGTCCAATCTGCGGTTTGCCAATGCGGCAGCACGGGATGCGGCACTGGTCGGCACCTACGCGCCGGTGACCGGTACACGGGTGGCGCTGGCCGACGAAAACCAGCAATACCGCCGGGTTGGCACAAACTGGATTCCCATGCCCGGCACCATCTGTTTCAGCTATGCCAGTGCCGCAGTGAAAGACATGTCGTATAACGGGGCATCTGTGGTGCTGACTAACTGGGGTATCAATCTACTCGGATCCCGTAACCTGAACAATTGGTTCAATCCGAGTACCGGATATTTCACGCCGACACTGCCCGGCTATTACGAGTTCAATGCTGCCGTAGCTGTCGAACAACCCGCCGGTCTGCCGGTGGGTCAGCGCCAGTTGGGCTTATCGCAGTATCTGAGTGGTAATAATACCTGGATCAGTCAAGCGGGGATGATAGTTCCCACCTATGGTGCAGGGCAGCTTTACCTTCACCTTATTCCGACTGTCGTTGCGCTCCCGGCCGGTGCCCAATTCTTCCTGTTCGGCATCAACACTGGCAACGGCAGCGTGAACATGACTCCCACCGCAAACAATCCCGCGTTTTTCAGTGCAAAGTATTTGGGGGCATGATGGCGCTCAAGGATTGGGCCGACGGGGAGCTGCTGACACCGGCGACGATGAATGAGCTCACATCAAGCATGAACATGCGTTTCAGTAGTGCCGCCGCGCGTGATGCACTTCTTGTCGGATCGCTGGCACCGGTGGCCGGAATGACAGTGTTCATGCTTGACACGAACATGGCACTTACCTACGTCGTCGTGGGCGGTAACGGTTACTGGGCACCGCAGCCCTACACGCTATGTTTCTTCGCCCGGCAGGCTGCCGCCCAAGGACTCGGGGCAAATACATATGCGGCCATCACGGGCTATACCGTCGCTGATTACGGCGGTCGTAATTTCGGGAACTGGTTCGACGTGACGACGGGGAAATTCACACCGAAGGTTCCGGGTGTCTATGAGCTCCTCGGCGGAATGAGCATGGCTAATGGTCCATCCGGCTCAACCTATGCCCAGCGGGCCGGATTCCGAATGAACGGCACCGGCGCTGCCGCATTTTCGCTCTACTCAGAAAACCGACAGGCCATATCGAGTGACGTTCCTGTCAGCTTTGATGTCCGGCAATTTTTGCTTGCCATGAACGGGACTACCGACTATGTCGAATTAGTGGCCAATGCAGCAAATGTCACGAACACATCCACGGGTGCGCAAGCGCCGGTGTTCGGGGCAAAGTACATGGGCCAGTAAAGGCGGGATCGATGAAGAATTGGGCGAACAACGATCCTGTCAATCTCGACGATGCTGCCGAGCTGGTCACCAGCGCTAACCTGAACTTTGCCACCACGGCAGCCCGTGACTCATTTCTTACCGGACCCTATGCGCCGGTGCCGGGAACGGTGACATACCAGCAGAACGACGGGCTTGTCTATCGGCGCATTACGGTGGCCGGTGTCGACTACTGGGCACCCGAGCCCGGCACATTTCTTGTCCTGGCATCGCTATCGCCTACCGGGAGCAGTCAAACACTTCCGCTGAATGGCGCCGGTGTCGCCACACAGGTATTGATGGGATATACCAGGGGACGCAATTTCGGTAACTGGTGGACCAACAATATGTTTGCTCCGAAAGTGCCCGGCTTTTATGAGCTATCCGGCGGTGTCACTTTTGCCGAGACAAACTACTATGACGGATATCGAGCGGCCTGGCTTTCACTGAATGGCGCCAGCATTGCGACGGCAATCCCCGGTTCCTGGAATCAGCTTTATCCGGGAGCGACAAACGTCACCCTTATCTCGGTGCCGTTCCGAACGGTATGCCGTTACTTTGACGGGGTCAGCGGATACGTCACGGTTATGGCCATGCACGGTTCGACCACTGCGCACAATCTGGTCGCCAACAATCAGAACATGTACGACTGCACGTTCATGGCGAAATATCTAGGCATGTGAGGTCGCGATGCTATACGCGCAGGATGACAACCCAGACGCCCTCGGCATTGAACCGATCGATCTCACCATGGCCGCGTTCGTGCTCCCGCCGATCATCTCGATAGTCAACCAACGCAAATGGATCTCCGAAGTGAAAGCGCTTGTCGCGCTGCTCGTCTGTGTCATCTACTCCGCCGGAGTCACCATTCTCCGCCACGAAATCAACTGGGTCGAATGGCGCAACGCCCTATTGCAGGTGGCGGCGGGCACGTTTGTCAGCTATAAGCTATTCTGGATTCCGTCCGGCATGGCGGCGAAGATCGAAAACAGGACGTCGATACCGCCGACCACCGCAGAGCAGGATCGGGTACTGCCGCCCACGACATTGCAGGATCTGCCCGTGCACGGCGACGGACAGCCGCCGATTGCCGACGAGGCGCCCGTTGTCCAGGTCGACGTCACCCGTTCCGGGGACACCGGCACGGAACCGGGCCGCAACGGCACCGGCAGCCGCTAGCGTTCGGGGTGCGACAAGGAACGGAGATGGTTCCGAGTCGCGCCCCGCATGCCGGAAGCATCATGCGGGGCGGGGGTGCCGGGATACCACGCTGGCACAACCGGCGGTCATGTTCGGGTGGCATCCTTCGTCGGCCCGGACATGAAAGCTCGGGCGGGGCTTGAGCCCGGCGCCCCCATTGAAATCCCGTTTCGCGCACCACCAACCGATAACACAGCGGGCCGGTTTCCCCACCGCATGGGGGGAGCCGGCCCGCTTCTTTGCGTCCCTAATCGAGTCCGTCCAGGAATAGTTCGTCCGCGCGTTCCGCCCACTTGCGCAAATCGGATTCGTGGGGAACGGCGTACCGGCTGCCGGAATGCCCAAGCAACGCCTCTCGCACGATGACAGGGCACCCCTCGCCGTCAAGCGCGGTGGCGAACGTGCGGCGCAGTGCATGGGTGGCGCCGACGTTCGGCAGTCCGAGCCGGCGCATCTGGCGTTTGATGCTGACCCCGGTGCCGCCGGGGCTTAACGGCTGTCCGGTGCGCCGACTGATGAACACGTAGTCGTCGTGCTTCACCGCCGCCTCTGGACGCAGTCCCTCGATCATCGCCGCGAGCCGCGAGCCGAAATAGGCGGTGCGGGGCTTGCGGGTCTTCGGCCGCGCCTCGACGACGACGATGCCGCCGCCGATGGTGCGGTTGCGGGCGATCCGCGCCGTGGTTCCCTCGACCGCCCCCCACGCAAGCCCGATCGCTTCCCCGCGCCGGGTGCCGGTGACCAGCATGAACGCCATCAGGGCGCGCAGATACGGCAGTTCGATACCCGCTAGTGCTTGCCGTGCCTCGGGCACCGTCCAGGCGAGCCCGGTCGTCGGTAGCGGCACCACGTCATCGAGCGCCAGCTCTTGCAGCCGTTCACCCTGCGAGCGCACCCAGGGGTCACGGGCGATGAGGTCACCGGCTGTCGCCCAGCGGAAGAACGGCCGGAGCCGGTCACCGACCTTATCGCGCGGGTTGCCGGTGGGCGCGGCCATCATCAGGGTGTCGACGTGGATGTGCCGGACGTCGCGGATCGGCATAGCCGCCAGCGGGTGGGCGAAGACCGGCCGTAGTTGGCTGCGGTAACCGTTGCGGGTGTTCGTCTTGATCGCGAGGCCGTCGAGCCATGCCGCGAGGGCGTCACCGAGCGAAGTGGCCCCGGCGGCATCGAGGTCGCTGCCGTACAACACGGCGGTGGCGTGCGCCCGGTCAAGCCACTCTTGGGCCTGCTCAACAGTGTCGAACGTCTTCGACTTGCGCCCCCGACTGGGCGGCTGCTGGGCGAGCCACCGGTTGCCCCGGGGGCTGATGCTGCCGTTGCGTCCCCCGCCCGGCTGGCGCGGTCTGGTGGCCGGCGCGGGTGGTTCGGTGATCGGCTGCGGGGCGGCGCGCGGCGGTGGGAAACTGGGTGGTTGGAAGATGGGATTTGCGGGCACTGCGGAACCTCCTGCAATTCGCTACTACCGGATCTTGTCCGGCAGGGCACTCTAGCAGGGGTTTTGCGGTGCCCGTTGTTCGTTGTCCAGGATCACGACAGCCCCCACAAACCGTCACCAATTCGGGCATAAGCAACTGGCGTAACTTCCGTTTCGGACACCTTTGCCCAGGAATGATCATCGGCCACTGCAACGCCGCTACTACTAGTGCACCGCCCGACTATCGACCCTGAGCGATCACAGGACCACGCGGGGTGACAAGGGGTTAGCGTCGTGAGATACCCGAACTTCCGTTACGGGGTATCACGGGGGTGCACGATGGACATTGACGAACCGGACACCGACCCGGCCGACCTGGCAGCCGAGCTCGACGACGAACCCGACCCCGCTCTCGTCGCCGACGAGGCCACCGACAGCGATGAGGGCGAGACGTTCACCGGCACCGCCCGGGGCGGCCCATGGGACGGCCGCGACATCGAATCCCGGTGCCCGAAAGGGGTCCTGCTCATCGACCGGCCCGCCGGGCTGGCCTGGATCTACGACTACGACGACGCGGGGGTTTTCGACTGCCGCGACGACACCCCGGCCGCCCTGTGCGACGACGGGGAATTCAGCCGGTGGCGCGCGGCCGAAGAGCAGCACTATGACCTGCGCGTCGTCGACGAGGAACCGGCCGCCGGGGGTGCGTCGTGAGTGCCGACATCGCCTACCCGGAAATGCGCGAGCTTGCCGAGGGCATCGAGAAGATCTACCCGACGGCGGTGTGCTCCGGCATCGTCGGCGACCGGCGCCATAAGCGCGGCTATCACCGTGCCCGGCGCTCCGTTCCCGCCGACGACTACTCGGTGATCCGGCCTGACGACCGGCGCGGCAAAGGACCTGACGACGGGGCGGCCGGCGTCGATATCACCATGGGCCGCCGCGACATGATGACGGCGACGGCCCGACTCGACGCGGCGTTTCGCAACGTCGACGACCCGCGCCGCAAATACTTGAACGCGGCGAACGGGTGGGACGGTAACGACGGCCCGGCGGTGCGGCTCGACTTCTACGCCCGCCGTCGCGGCGAAGCGGACCGGTCTCACATTTGGCATTTGCACCTGGAGAAACGGCGCCGTTACATCCGGGACCGGGTGGCCAACGCCGCCATCCTGTCGATTCTGCGCGGCGACAGTATCCGCGAATGGTTGGCCGAACGGGGCATCGCACCGGCGGCGGGCGCGGACACGGTGCCGGGCCGTCGCACCCTGAAACCGCCGCCATTCCCGGGCCGGATCCTGCGGCGCAACGACCGGCAGACACACTCCGACCCGGCGGTGCGGCAATGGCAGCAGCGCATGCGCGACCGGGGCTGGACGTCGATCGGGAAAGCCGACGGGCTGCCGGGGGAGAAGTTCGGCCGGGCGGTGAAGGCATGGCAGCGCACCATCGGGTTGAAACCTGACGGGCTGGTCGGGCGTAAAACGTGGCCGACCCCGTGGACGCGCCCCATGAGCGGCGGGTGAAACGCGGGGGTGCGGGCCGGAAAGCCTGTGACGAACGACAGCGCGAAACGCAGACAGTGGCTGACTAGAAAGCGGATAACGCGTGATCGACTTTCCGGCCCGCAGCCATGACGTTAGCCCGGCAGCGCAGACCCGGACGCGATCGTCAACACCGTCACCCTAACGGGTGACGAACGCGTTTCGCGTTTGCGCCGAAGCGCCACCAGTACCCCATGGGCGGACCTAGTGTCCCGAAACATAAGCCCCTCCCACACCTGACATGGGGAGCCACACATGAAATCTTTCAGGGCGTCGATGAGGCGCCTCGCCGCGCATGCCCGCGCGGTGCTGCACCGCCCACCGAACCCGCCGCCGGCCCCGATCGACGACGAGGAAAACCCGGCAGCCACCCAGCCTTTCCCGCCGCCCCCACCACCTCCGCCCGATCCGTTTCCCGCCCGACAACGGCGCCCGTCGCCGATACCGCGTTGGCGGCCCATCCGACCCCGGCGGTCGTCGTGAGCCTGGTCCGCCGCAATTGCGGCACCGGGCACGCCTACAAACTCGACGGCAAAAACGTCACCGGGGTTACCACCTTGATCAAAGATGGCCTTCCGGCGCCCGGCCTGATCGGGTGGACTGGCCGCGTTGTCGCCGAATGGGTGGCCGACGCCGACGACGCCGAACTGTCGGCACTGCGCGCCCTCGGTCGTGATCCCATGGTGGCCGCCCTGCGCGCCTTACCGTTCCAGGAGCGCAACAAAGCATCCATCCGGGGGACAGCGGTGCACCGGGTCGCCGAACGGCTGGCCCGGGGCGAAACCGTCGACTACGGCGACGGGCCCGACGACATCGCGCCCGAGCTCGAATCACATGTAGAGAGCTGCCTGGCTTTCCTCGACGAATGGCAGGCGGCACCGGTACTCACCGAGGCTGTCGTCGGTAACCGCTGGGTGCCGTACGCGGGCACCCTGGATCTGGTCGCCGACATTCCCGGGCATGGGCGGGTGCTCATCGACTGGAAAACGGGCCAGTCGGGAGTGTG